ATCCAGTTTCTGACGGTTCTCCTGCATAACCGCAACAGCCTTCTTCCCCCACTCGATATCCTCTAGCGTCATGGCGGCTGCTACTTCGCGTTGGGCAGACATGGAATTGGCTTCTTTTATCTGCGCGAGTGACGCTAGAGCCTGCACTTGCTTGAGTGCATCATCCATCTGATCCTTCTTGTACTCACGAGCACCAGCAGCCCAACCCCAAAGTTCGCTCATGCTGCCCTCCGCAGGCCATTCTGGATCAGCCACTGTGTCAGCCATGGCGGCATACCCGTCCCGCCGAGAGCTTGATTAACCCCATAGCTGATGTTAGCCAGGCCCTGTCCGTAGAGAGAGTTCGCCGCACCGGCTCCAGTCAGAGCCGTGTTGTATCCATTGGCCGGATTGAACCCAACCCCAGCCGGGCCGCTCAGCGCCTGAATCCTGTTGTTCTGGTACATCAAGGCAGCATTTGCAGCCGCCTGAGCAGAGTACCCACCGGGTTGAGTTGAGGACGTAGCCGCCGCCGCCCGCTGAGCAAGGGCAAACCCCGGATCGTTCGCAAAGTCTCCGTTGATCGCCGCAGTAAGCGCGGCCCCTGCATTGGTGATCCCAGTCCCTGTAGCCCAAGGTGAAGAGCCTGCAATCGCATCGCCAGCCGTGTCGGAGATGTCGTTGGCGTTACCCAACATAAGCGCTCCCGAGGCGACCGACATCACTGGATCGAGCCACTTTGCAAGCGTAGAAAGGGCTCCTCCAGCAGCAGCCCCTGTAGCACCAGCTCCTAGATTTGAAAATGGCGCAACTGCATCTGGATTTGGATAAGGGAGAGCAACCTCACCACTAGTAGTCGCAGGAAGAGCCGCACCACCGCCTCCAGTCACCAGTCCTCCAAGTACAGCCGCAGCACCAGCACCACCAAGTATGGCGGGAATGTTTACCCCTGTCGGAGCTGCCCCAGTGACTGTCATCACGTCAGGAACGTTGGTGGGCATATTGGCGAAAGGTGACGATGGTGCTACAGGTGGAGCTACCGGCATCCCAGCGAAAGGATCAATCTCCGGGCTGAATCCACCGACATCTGGAGGCCCACTCGGAGCGAAAATGCTTCCAGCACCAGTTCCAACTGGGCTCCCAAGCGCGCTGAGAACCGCTCCAGGTGGTAATCCCATAGAAGCCCCTGCGCTAGTACCACCGGCAAGGGCACCAGTCGCCTGCTGTGCTGTAGCGCCAAGAGCGGTATCCGATACGCCGTAGTTCAGCAGACTCGCACCAGGAAGGCTCGTCCCGAGGCCAGCAAGGCTTGCTCCCGCGGCGGTTGGACTAAAGGCTCCCATCGATGGCGCACCAAAAGCGCCAGCAGAACCAGCAGCTGGATAGAGAGAAGATCCGCTGTAGTCGAGAAGTGACGTAGGCTCTGGAACCATTCCAGCTATCATAGCCATAGTCTGCAGCGGCGCAGTCTGCTGATACATCTCCTGCGAGCCTTCGCTTCCAAGCAACTTGTTCGCGACAAGCCCAGCACCGGGGAACATGGTGTTCAGCCCCATGCTGAACATTGTCTCAGCCCAATCCCTCATCCCCACAAAGAAGCTCTTTCCTTCATTTGCCTTCTGATAGGCTGGAGTCAGGACTTCCTTGTTCCACTTCCAGTAGGCCGCCGACTCTTCTGCTGACTTGAAACCAGGAAAGTCAGGAGGTAATCCAGGAAGGCTTTGTGCGGGCTGGCCCACGTAATCAGTTGAAGGTGTTGGTGCCCCAGGAGCGCCGATACTCTCTATGCTTCCGGGAGTCGAGAAGGGATTTATGTTCCCGTATATCTCATCATAGTTGATCTGCTCGCTCACAATCCTTCTCCTTAAATCGTCCATCTCACTGACGTAGTGTACGCCAGCCCAGCATTAGCCGTCACGGTGAAGTTCCCCGAGAAAGTACCATTCAGCCACACCGAGATTACTCCAGCCGACGTTACCTTAATGGCACCGGGAGCCGATTGGTTGGCCGCGTTGTTGATGATCGGCGCACTTACTGAGGCGATGTCAGCCGCCGGACGGTAGTCTGCCGGGATAGTAAGCCCAACCGTGAAGTTCGTCGTAGCCACGCCATTACCCTGAACTGCTGGAAGAGTTAGCGTAACGACGTTCCCAGTCTTCGTGAGCTTCCATACACAGGCAGTCGTAATGGCTCCCGTGCAGGCGGTCGAAGCAGCGGTGTACTGCTCTCCAGAGAGACATAAGTCTGTCCCGGCATCATTGGTGAACCAGAATTCGTTCGGAGTCGTATTCTTAACCCATGTCTGGCCCCTTCCGGCAACGTCGGTATCGGCGGCAGCCATTTCCGTCAGAGCCCAGGCCCCGCCAGAGGTAAGACGCCCTCGCTCAACAGGAACAGAAGTGGTCGCCGTCCCGAAAACGATCGCTATAGAGTTCACAGAGGCCGTGAAGGTGTCCTCAGCCTCAGCCCATATCGCGGCACCTGGCAGGATCGCGTCCGTCCCAGAAGCCTCTTCAGGCGCTAAGAAGTTGATTCTCCCGAGCTGATCGCCAGCGATGATGGTAGTCTCTTTCGTCGAGAGGGTCAGAATCCCGGCAGGCGTCGCTCCCGTTCCGATAGGTCCGCGCACTTCCCACTGGGATTGTGGATCTGTCGTCCCGGTTCCTCCGTTCCCGCTCTTGAAGTAGACGCCTAAAGTCGATGAAGGCCCTACCCAAGCCTCAGCAGCCGTAGTAAGAGCCGCAGTAGCCGTGGTGACGAACCCAGGCGTAGTCATTATCCCTGTAGTGGCATTGTAGGTGAGGAGCACGCTTACGAGGGCAGCCTGCGCTCCAGAGACCGATCCTGCCAGTACCGGCCACATCGTTGTGTCCGTCGAGGCAGCTACGGAAAGCGGAGTCGTGCTGTAGACGTGTGCATCTACGTCATTGAGCCAGTCGGCTTCGATTACCGTGCTTTCATCTACAAAATCTGTGGTAGCCATAGTCTGTCCTTATCAAACCGCACTCAGTTTGACGTTGCGCATGGTCCCAAACAAGTGGGAAGCTCCTGCATTGGTTGATCCCAATCCGATATCGCCAGTTCCCAACGCCCCGTCATAGGACGCTGGAGATGGGTCTGGTTTCCCATCCTTGTACGCTGTAAGAGCAGCACCCCACTTCATCTTCACCTGATGCGAAGCGTAAAACATGGAATCTCTTGCCGGAGAGACGGAGGTATTGGTTCCGTCATTGGCGGTAATCAAGGTCGCTGCATCTCCGCTCGCGGAATATAGATTCACGATATTCCGCCCGATGACACAAGCGTTTGCAGCAGCCGTCTTCCAGTCCGTCTGTACTTCCGCTGAGATTATGCCAGCATCGTCAAGGATGTATCCGGAGGCAGGAAGAACTAGGTTGTCAGCAGCCTTGGCAACAGGCGTTCCTGTAAGAGCCCAGTCAATGTATGGGCTGCTCGGAAACGTACCCAGTTCCACCTGTAGCCCCCACCACAGCATCTGAGAGGCCGAGGTTCGAGTAACAGAAGAGCTTCCATCCCCTCCAGCCATTCGGATTCGAATCTCGCCGTTGACGTCAGCCCCAGGATCCCAGCTAAACCAGATACGTACCCATCCATTAGGATAGGGAATAACGCCTTGCGTTGCCGCCCCAGTACTTGACGCCCCGACACCTATAGGACTCCTTATGGAGTAGTACATAACAGCTTGGTTAGTAAATGTTAATGCGTGAAGCATTGCCCAACTTGCGCCACTAACCGCCTTGACATACGCTGATACACAATAGGTTCCTGTCGCGCCTAGATTATGCACCTTACGGGAGTATAGATTTCCTGCCCCCCCTCCGGTTCCGATGATCAAAACCGCTTCATAGAGCCCGTTCGGTGATCGGCCTCCATTCCAAGTCTCAGTACACCCAACAGGAGCGTTCCACGAGACATCGTTGTGGTTAACTTGGTTTGTTCTCGCTCCCTCAATCCACGCGCCTAGCGGACCCTTGGCATCCCAGTCGCTAACAGGGTTACTGTATCCAACTAATGCTGCATGGGTGCTAACGGTCCACGCTTCCCCAGTACTAGCGGTCCATGTAACCGTGCCAGACAACCCACTCCTATCGTACTCAACAGGATTAAAGTCAACGGCTGGGGCCGCAGTATAATCTGTGCCAGAAATTAGAACGGCGCGCTGTACAGAAAAGATACTAGAGCCCTCACCACTGACATTGTGCCCAACTATCAGCAAAGCGGTTCCATCATAAATCCCGGAGGTAACGTGGGCGACGGGGGTACCTAACTGTGTCCATGAGACTTTGTTCGGATCTACAAGCGGAGAATCTGTGGATGTGTAATAGGTAGCGGTATCGCTGGTGTCGTCAAAGACCACCATTATCCAGTAACCGCCTGCGTAATCTGTCGCAGTAAATGGTCCTGCTACTGAGCTTTCTGAAGTGACTTCCGCTGCTCCATCTATAGATGTTACAAAAGTCAGATAGCCTGCACTGTATCCAAACCAATATGACTTCTGGTTCGCTCTGCTCCACTTAGAAACAAAAGGCGATTCATAGCTCGGGCCAAACACTAGATTCACATGAGCAATTAAGCACAGGCTTCCTGTTTGGCTTGCAGCAGCACTGTCAGGGGTCGAAATGTATATGTCCGGCGGAGGATCTGGACCAATTGTTATCGACTGCCCGAAGTAAGCATACAACCGCTTTGGGCCGTAAAGTGATTGACCACTGGCACGCCACAGGTTGCTGTAGTCATCCCACCAAGTTAGGCTATTCTCCCACTGACCTGGATTGAAATTTAACACCGGCGTTCCAGTAGCATTTGTGGCCGCGAAAACTGCCGCACGATAACACCGTCCTGCTGTTCCAGCAGAGAGCAGGTGATCCTCAATAACGGCGGCCTGTCTATCATAACCAACGGTAACCGGGACCAGGGGGCCCGCACCTCCATCATATACGCCGGTCGTGGCGTGGGCCACATCCGCCGTCCCTAACTGCGTCCAGTTCAAGCTGGCATACGGTGTAGCAAAAGACTGATCAGACGTGAAGAAATTAACCGTATTGCTGGTGTTGTTGAAAGAGGCTCTTACCCATCTACCGACACTGGCATCAATCCCAGTTGCAACGGAACTCGTGGAGGAGACAATTGCCACTGCCGTTCCGTCGGGGGATGTCTGAAATTTAAGCTCTCCACCGGATTCAATACCAAACCGAAAAGACAACTTGTTAGCAGTGAAATTGTTGTCCTCAAACTTCCCAAGTATGGTCCCGTAAACAGACGGCGTCCAATCGGCAAGATTGAGATAAGCAATGACCGTTAGATCGCTGGTTAGTGAGGAGCTGTCCGTCATAATTGCCGCGACGGTTCCAGAGACGAGGTCGTACCACTCCATAAAGCTGGCAGTGGCGAGGGATATCGTGGGCCCTGTGGTCTCTGTAACAATACCCGAAGCAGATACTGTGTTTGCAGGAAGGGTATCAAACCACTGAACGCTCGCCACACCCGCTCCATGGAAAGGCGCAGTCAGCACACCGACGGAGACGTACTCCCCAGGTCTCTTATCGGTTTGTCCAGAAACCTCCTCCAATTGCCATCGGGTAATCGTCAGGACCGCAGAAACATCACACTCCACAGATGGAATAACCGTAGTCCCAGCAGCGTCGGTAAGGGCCGTCAGTTCGAACCTTTGTGAAGTCCCTGTAATCGTCAATCCAATCTCACGGGAAGCAGCAGTAATGGCATTCCCGGCAATCCTTAGCGTTACATCAGCCGCAGCCGAAAGCGTCCCTGAGACTAAAGCAACGTCTACCGATAAGACGAATGTCCTATTCCCTGCGCCCGAAGCATCATCTAAAATCGTAGCAGTCTGTGAGATGTTCGCGTTTGCCGTGCCGTCAAAGGTAACCTGAGTCGCAGAACTTGCCGTAGCCCCACCAGCAGCCGTGAAGGCTACGTTGGTATTATCCTCTGTCGCAAGGAGGATATTCTCTACACGGTGCCCCCCTCGCACACGCAGTTCATTAGCTAGAGCCGGGACGATGAGCCCTTCAAAATCAATCGACACACCAATAACTGCTCTGGTCAGAGTGATGCCCGCTCCCAAACTGGTCTGTAGCGGAATCCTGACCATTGGTTTTCCAGAAGCCGCTCTACGCATGGCGTGATGAAGGGACACTAGCTGCTATCCAAAGAGGAGGCAAATCCATGCCAGGTAGTACCGGCATTTACCGTGAGGAATTCCAGAACATCCACTCCAGCAACGGTTAAATCTGGTGCTGTTCCATCCGTCCAATCCACACTTGCCGGCCAGTTGACTGTCTGACTTCCTCCGTTGGTAAGGATAATCGTGATACTGCAAGCGTATCCCGTCGGAGATGGATGGGAGAAGGTAAAGGTATTCGCTGAAGTGGTAACTGTTGCCGTAAAGACGTTGCCCAGTTCAATGTCGAAATCTTGCGTTCCTCCTCCGGTATTCCCAATCGCAACAACAACCTCTCCAACATCCCTAAAGAACACTCCCGAGATGACGTTATCTGCTCCAATCAGCTCTCCATTGAGAGTTGTCTCATTCAACAGGAGCGGTAACCCTGCTGAATCAAGTCTGGCCGTTAATTCAAGAAACCAATTGATCCAGATTGGACTAAAGGACATCTCTCCGGTTATTGGATCAATGCTTATAGGAAGCGTGAAGGTTGGTGGTGATTGGAATACTCCGGGCATCAGAGCACCCCGATATCGAGCTGGCACTCAACCGCTTGCAGGCGCATCTTGGTGTTGCTCTGGTGCCTGATATGAGTAGCTCTACGCATGAACGTACCGCAGTTCGTAAGCGTAGGCTTTTGCGCCCCCATGTCCACTCGGCGATATTCGGACCAGCGCGCGGAATCATAGTCAAAGTCATTCGTTCGCACCTGAAGCTCACTACCAGAAACCTGATCCCCTATGAACTCCATCATGTTCATCTGCTTCTTTCGCCGTACTCCACCATCCCAATTCGGAGTATAGATATCCACCGTGATAGTCTCTCCATCATCGTTGGTGTACCCCGAATCCATCAGGTACAACTTCCCGTTCGTCTCGTGCTGAAGAATGCGTCCAGTGCCCGCAAGGAAGGTGCTGGAAACGAACTTGCAGTAGTCCCCATTCTCATCCGTCCACTGCGCCCAGAACTTATCCACAAGATCGTAGACCAGGGTGATGTTGTCATTCTTCAGGGTAAATCCGTAGAACTTGTGCCCACCATAGCGAAAGGCAAAGCTGGCCATGCTAGTGAAGTCAGCAGATCCTAAAAGCCGCTCAATGGCCTTTGTCGAGACGATGTCGGCCTTGAGATTATCGACCATGATAATCTGAGCACCCGAAGACCTATTCGTCGCCACCCAAAGAAGGGAACTATCGATCTGCTGAACGGAATCGGCATTGACACACCCATAGTCGATCTTCGCACCCTGAACCGGGCCAAGAGGAGAGGCAGTAGTATTCTGTGCATCATAGAACACCTCGGTGGACCATTCCTTGAGGACCAGGACATAAACAAGCTGCTTCGTCAGGAAGATTCCACGATCCGGTTCTATCTGCGCGCCAAGGAGATTGAGCGGTTCAGTCCACAGATCCGGGCGATTCAGGCCAGCAACGACATCGCATCCATGGATGTAGCTTTTAACATCCAGAACATAGGTGCTTCCATCGAGATAGGCCCATCCCTTAACCGCCGCATCCGCGTAGCTATTTCCTGGAAAGTTGACTCCGCTGATCTGTGTTAACGTCGTATCGTCCCAGTTGTACGCCTTTACCGCGTTCCCCAACTGGAGCCTTGGAGTCGAACCTAGACTTGCGCTGAACTTGTAAACTCCTCCGGTTCCATCAACCGTACCGATACTGACCCCATCCTTGTACAGAGTCGTGCCGAAGATCGAGTAGATATTTCCGTTCCAGTTATGCACGCCATAGCCATTTCCGGACAACGTCGCTCCAGACTGAAGCAGTCCCGGCCGCTTGTAGATCCAGTATTCCTCAGTTTTCGGATTGAATTCCACATAGGCGTTGACGAGCTTCGCATCCTTGAGCGTATCGTCAGTCCGGTTCGCCGGTTCTACTACCAGCGGAATCCTCGGCGGCATTGCAACCGTGGGAGCTTGTTGAGCCATTATCTGAATCTTCCAGATGAATACCCGCTTCGGCTATCAGGAGTGAAGAAAGTCGAAGCGTCCTCTACGTCATTGTCCTCCAGCATCGTCCTGTACGTCACTGCTCTTTGTGCGCATCGGTCCATGATCGCCTGTGGTTGGCCGGTACAGACTTCATCCGCCAGTCCCCATCGAAGAGCTATTCTCCACTCATCAGGGAAGTTCATCGTCTCAGTTAAGAGTACGGGTCCGGTAACCTGATACTGAGTGATTAGATGAACAGTCCCATCGCTGACGGCGGTAGCATCCGGCACCAGCCAGAGATAGACATCCAGACTCGCCGCTTGCTTGTCGATGAAGTAGGAGTTAGTTGCGCCTTCCGTCGTCGTATTACCGAGGGTAGTGTATTCCTGACGCGAAAGCTCCCTCAGCGGGCGTCTGTCCCCAGTGGATGTAGTCAGGTAGTAGCCCTGAGTTACACGCGTTGGCTTGACCATGCTTACGTCCAGACCCGGTCCCATCTGGTACCTTGCCTGACTTTCGACTAGAGTAATCGCCACGTCCTGCTGCAACCAGAGCTTCAGTCCCTGCGTCTGCCACAAGCGAATCAGGTCAATGAGTTTCCGCATTCCAGTAAGCATCTGCTCGGAACTCGGCGGCTGTCCTTCTTGAAGAAGGCCAGCATCGAAGTAGGCATCAGGGATGATACTGAGCGGAGTGTTATCGCTAGGTGCGGTCATGGAATGATCCCCTCACAGGGCCTTTAGCTCCAATGCTTCTAACCTTTGCATTATTTCCTGTACCGCCCCGTACAGTGCGGCATAGATTTGTCCGCTGTTCAGATCGAGGCAATCCTCGATAACGTCGTGACGAACTTTCGCCCTGGTCTTCTTGACCATACGCGGCAGATCGTGGAAAACGGCAATCGTCTCCATGACTGCCTTCTCAGTTTCTGTTGCTGGGGATATCTCAACATCTTTTGTTATGGGCGCCCCCGCTTCATCAACCAAAGGAATCCTGTCAAACAGAAGAACCTTTCGTTCTGTGTTGACTAGGGTCTTGACATGAACAGCCTGACCATCTCTTATCTCAACCGAGACTTTCTCTTCCTCAACCTGTTCCATAACGAAGTCTTGTTCTTCGTACTCTTCCTCGCCATCGGGGATCTCGGGAAACAGGGTAAATGGTTTGACGGAAACCGCCTTGGGGAATACCGACTGTACGTCTTTGGCCATCCACCCTAAATTGGTTCTATCCGATGCTTGTTTCTCGGTGTAAACGCCCTCCGCCCAAGAGAAGCGTTTCAGGGGGAGCGCCTTGACAATCTCATAACAGCGGACCAGGTCTGCCAGTTCGATGCCGGTCTTGATACGCTCATCGGATACTACGGTCCATTGGCCACTAGCTCCTGGTTTACCAGCGGAGTCCGTGGATAGTTGAAGCTGATACCCTGGGGTAGGCGTACCCAAACCAAGATTACCGGCACTATCAAGGCGCATACGCTCAATGGCAACAGAGGTAGTGGCGGTGCCAAACACAAGCTCAGTTGAGTTGACGGAAGCTGAGAAGGTGTCATCTGCTTCCGCCCAAATAGACGCTCCCGCAAGTATTGCATCAGTACCAGCAGCATCCAGTGCAGCGCGGAAGTCTATGCGTCCTAATACATCCCCATCAACGGTAGATGTCTCTTTAGACGATAGCGTGAGAATCGCCCCGGTGGTGGTAAGGCCGTTTTGTATTTCGGTTATGGTTAGCGGCCCCGTCGTCCCGATGCCGACGTTGCCGCTTCCTAAAATAGACATCGCTGTTGCTACAGTCTTATTGTTATTCCATGTTCCAGTTTTGAAATCTAAACGGTTTGTTACACCATCCGTTGTTGCCAAAATTTGCCCTATCCAAGATTCTGGCTGTCCGCCACCGATTGTATGTTTGAATGTAATATTGGATTTATCGCCACTATTACTATTAATGTTGCCCCACAGCGCAATATTTGCATTTTCTGATACGACTTGCATGGGTCGCATCTCTAAAAACTCAGAAGGTGTGGTCGTCCCAATTCCCACATATCCCTTAGAATCAACAATAAATGGTAATCTTGTAGTTGTTATCTCCAATTTTCCCCCCGGACTCGTCGTCCCGATGCCGACGTTGCCGCTCTTGAAGTAAATCCCCGTTGTCGACGACGGTCCAATCCATGATTCTGCGGCAGTTGTAAGCGCCGCTACAGCAGAGGCAACGAACGACCCGGCTTTCGTCCAAATATCCCCAATCGTTGTTTTCTTGGACATTCCTCCGCCAGTCTCTTGGATCTCGATCTCATCAGTAGTGGCGGGGGTTGCTTTCGATGTTAAACCGGAAATAGTTATATCAGCCATTTCAATCCATCCTAAGTAAGGGCTATTCGTCGATCACTTGTGGACGTAACGCGGGTGTCGGGTACTGACGTTATGCGCACAGATTCTGTGCCATCATCCGCTCCACCACCGCCACTGGTAGCCATTACGGTAGCCACTACGCCAAATCTGGTAGAGCCCCGATTCCTCGGAGCCCTCCCACCTCTTTCTCTCTGCTGTCTGATCATCCGGACGCCTGATTGGTCTTTCGCAGTTCAAGCACAAGCGTACCAATCGAACCAGCGACGTTAAAGTCATTGGTCGAAATAGTCAGCTTCCCATCGTCATCAGGCAGAGGATTACTGTAGACCGCCGGATCAATCAACCCACCGAAGCTCCGAAAGTCAACGTGTGGGCCGGTGTCCCTTGCGAACGTCCAGATCGGTGAAGGAATCACTGTTCCAACCTTCACCGTCACATCGAACCAGACGGTTCCATACCACGCCTGAGTAAGGCGGAAGGCAGGGATGTTCAGCGGCACCGGCCTTGGTACCAAATCCTCGGGGGAGAGGATAACGTAGTTCTCCAACTCCCCCGTACCATCACTCAGCAAATCCACCCGAATGGTTATTTGACTCGGACCCTCGACGACCTTTCTTACCGTGACTTGGCCCATATGTCCTCCTTACAGGGGAACCTCAACGTAGCTGAATGAACCCAACCCTGTCGGAAGGGTTCCGCCGATACCCGCGAAGCAGGCTGCCGCGCCCGGAACCAAGCCCAGCGCACCATCGATCTTGGTGTCGAACTGGTAAGGAGCTTGGCCAGATCCGCTGGTGATCCAGTTCAACCCCGCAAACCAGCGCTGTACCACGCAGGCCACTCCGAGGGTCGAGATATCCCAAGCCGAACAGACCGAACCAACCGTTCCGCCGTTAGCCGACTTGATCACCGCGCTACCCACCGTATTGCTGGAGGGGATGACCGGCTGTGTCGGGGATATCGCAACCCCGATCGAGGCGATCGATCCGAGCGCTGTCGTCAGGCTATATCCTGCATCCAGCAGCGAGACGTACTTGCCCGATCCGATCGGATTGTAGAGGATCAGCCCCGTCATCGCGGTTCCGACAACGGTGATGATCTTCGCAGAGACATTGGAGGCGGTGTAGATTTGACCTGCCCGCCCATATGCAATTGTGTCGATGCTGCTCATTTCATGGTTTCCTTTGGGTTACTTTTCGATGAAGCCAACCGACATACGGTAGGTCGGGGCTGATGCCGCCCAGCTCGCGCCCCAGAAACCCAGGGTGTAGAACTGCTGTGGCGCGATGATGACCGGCGGGATAGGCACGGTAATCTGCTTCACCAGGGTCTTCGTACCAATCAGGTTCGATCCGGAACTGACAGGTTCGCCATAGGCAAGAACCCAGTTGTCCAGAACGATCGGGATTGATGTATCGACTGTCCCCGTGTGGATGATCCGGCTGGCCGCCGCTGGCGTCGCCATCACATTCACCCCACCGTAGAGGCGGGTGAGCGACGCATTGCCAGATGCTCCATTCACATTTTCCGGGGTGCTCATCAGAGTGCCAACGGTCGTATGAACCGAACCAGAGTTGAGGACACCGACATGCTCTACAGTCGTCAGACCGGTCGTAGCGGCCGTGATCTCGAACTTCGCAAAGCGCATGTAGATATTGCGCCCGCCTTCCGGCTGCGAGTTGAAGATCACCAAGCTCGGGCTGGTTGTGCCCAGCGCCTGGGTAGTGGTTGCGACGGCAGTGTTCGCCGTCGCCCCGAGCCACGAAGTGAAGAATTTCCCCTCTTCCGCGGCTAAGTAATCGCCTTGTAATATTTCGCTCATGGTAATGCTCCTCTAGGCTATGCCGCAGCCGGGTTGATAAGGCCGTTCTTGTCCGCAGCACCGGTAATCGGGCTGTAGTTCTCACTGAAAGCGAGTTTCGTTCCAGTTGCGATCCAGATGCCCGCATCACCATCCAACTGCCACAACATGTTGTGATGGCAGTGACCGGTGCAGGCAGTCGAGGACGAACTGATGAACGAACCGCTAGTCGAACTGGTGTTCGGCCGATTCAGGACGTTATACCCGAACTCGAAGTTGGTCATGTTGTGCGCCCCACCTGCGATCATCGCGGCAGTATCGTTCAACACAGCCCAGTTTCCGAAGTTCCCATTCACCGTCATCCGGTCAATCGCCGCACCCAGGATAATCGCGGTTGTCGCCGCAGTCGTCCCAAGGCTTGAGATCCGGTTGTTAGTGAAGCTGAAACCATCATCCGCATTCGCCGTCCCCGAGAGAGTCATTATGCTAAGGGCATTGAGAATGCTGCTCGTATCCCTGAACTCGCAACGGTCAATTGCGAAGTCTCTAGGCCGAGTGGTGATGGTTGTCGAGGCCACTGTCTGAGATGGAGAGACCCGATAGGTTCCTACAGCGCCGGTCGTGCCAGAAACCTGCTCCAGAATCACCGTCCCCGCAGTCACCGTGGTGGCGCTAAGAGTCAGGCCCCGAGCCAGAGTGCCCGAACCAGAGGCTGTCACCGTCATCAGTTCCCCTGCAATGGAGGCAGTAACGCTCCCATCGTCGGAGGTGAATAAGGAGGTTACGTCAGCGAAGTTCGCTACGAACAGGCAGTTCTGGATGCTCATGTTCGCGCCCCAGACAGGGATGTTAGCCGCCGTCGCTGTGCTGAAGGTGAAGGTCGGGCGACTAGACCCCGCCCCTAGACCCACCACAGCCACGCCCGAATTCTGCAACAACAGGGTCGTCGCGTTGGAGATAGTCTCTTTATGGTTCGGCAAGACGAAGACAATATCTCCGCGTCCGGGCCTGCACTTCGTATTGACCGCGTAGGTAAGAGTTCCAAGAGGATCTTGGAAGGTCCCCCGATTTCCGTTCGAGCCACCAACTGCGTCATCGATCATTATTGGACCGTTGCCGCAATAGAAGACCGCTCCCGGCTGCATTTGCAGTAACGGCATTCCACGAACGCTTATGCCGCCCGCGAAGCCGTTAGGAAAGTTTGTATACGACATCTTTATGCTCCTATAAATGGGATGGAGGTTCTAGCTCCACCAATGCGTACTGCCTTACCGGGGGTGCCGGTCCACCTTGCCCCTAGGGGGGGCTTGATGATGCGCGCAGATTACGGAATCTACGCGCATTTCAAACCTCCTTCTAAACTCTTCTTGAAATGCTAGAATAACTAGCAATATCAATGACTTACCTCAAGGCCCATTCACGCCGAACACGCCGCGAGGATCGTCGATCCCAACAGAAAATCTCATGTAGGACGCGGCCTTTGCGTTCTTCGTGTCGAAATCATTGTCTTGCTGCAGGTCCGGTTCGTCTCTCCAGAAGAACGTCATCCCGTGGAGGGCGTTCGTCCGGACGAACCAAGCGTTCGCCGAAGTGAAGTAGTGGTTCAGCTTGATCCCGCCGGGGAAGGCGTTCGTAGCCTTCAACACGTTGATCGCATTGTTCGCGGTGTTGGACTGAAGAACCGACTTCAGCACTCGATTCGCCGGGAACCAGTTTTGTCGGGCGACATGGAGCGACTGAGGCATGACGTTGATCAGTTGGCCAACGTCGTTCTGTGTACCCATGATCTGAACACACAGAGCTTCCAAAGACGCTTCTGTCAGATCCGCGCCCGGACTCAGCAAGTTGCTGAACGTCCCGCCAGTCACATTGACATGCGAGGCACTACAAAGTGCCGCCGCGTCCGCCGTGCTGAAGTAGGTCGTAGCAAAGGCGTTGTTGTACGGGAACGCAGCGACATTCTCAATGGTTTGATTCATCGAGAAAGCATTGCCCTCCGCCCTTCGGGTCGCGACTTCCTTGTACAGGTTATCACGCCGCTCTTCGTAGCTCACGATATAGCCGAGAGCATAGGCGATGTGCTGGTAGGTCGAAACAACCCCCTGCACTTCACCAGCATAGCTGATCGGAGCGCCTTGAGACTTCACCGGAGCGAGACTGGACCCTGCGATCTGCACGCCCTGTTCATAAGCCTTGTCGGAATACCTGATCTCGTAGAGATCGGGGTATTCCTTCTCGTGCTGATTGTACATCTGGCCCCAGGTCGTATAGACCCCCGGCCACAGAAGTTTCGGATGTGTTGCTGTGGTGATTACGCCGCCTGGCATGATAAGTTCTCCTTAGACGCCGGTCACGCCAATACTGGCGAGCTCGTGCACGTTGATCTTAACAAGCCACTTTGCATAGGCACCAAATACATTGGTACCAGCAGGTGCTTGCGCCAGCCCCATCAGCCGAAGCTGTAGGGTGTTGGTCGTGTTGGCTGTCCCGGTGGTCGTGCAGGCGAGCTGCCACCCCGAAACATATCCATTACCCGTACCAGATACGCTGATTTGGTTGAGGCCGACTTCCGTCGCAGCAAGCTGCGTAGTACCAGACTCTTCCTGAATGCTGAAGAGCACGTTCGGATCGTCTACAACTGAGGCGTACCACACGTTCGCATGAGAAGCAGGACGATAGCTAATGTTCGGATTGCCGATATTGCCGACAGATACCCCACCAACGGGCGCAGTCGTTCTACCGGAATCGTAGAGTGCTGTAATCACACCGCGCAGAGCACCAGTACCGGCACCAATGTTGATGCCGGCGATGCCACCTGCATCAGCCGTTCCACTGCTCACCACAGGATCGCCGACATAAAGCGCGGTCGCGTAGGTCGCAATGATTGAGTAAAGCCGCGTCTGGCCATTCCAGGGAGCACCGTTGAGGTACTGAACAGGAGTGAACCCAGACGCTCTGTTAGAATTTGCCATAGCAAATCTCCATTAAGTCTTACGTTCGAAGAATTTGGGTATTGAAAGCCGCGCCTTGTCCACGTACCGTGCAGCAGTATCACCGGAAGCGTCTCGTTCTGCTCCGATCATCCCGCCAAGAAGCGCATTTCGTACCGCCGTATTCCTATCCTCGATGAGCTTATCGTCTTCGTCTTTCCACTCCTGACGAATCTTCATCAGAACTAGGCGAATGGCCTGCCCATCTGTTCCTACTTCCTGTCCAGCAAGTACACTAACTCTGCTGCCCATATCAGTATTACCCGAAGCGGCACTATTCCCGCCCAGGCTAACATTGTTGAGCCGCACTTCACGTTCATCGACAAATTCGTAGCCGCCATCGAGCGCTCTCTGTATCCGCTCGGGCGTGCCTTCAAACCAATACTGTGAATACCCAGGGATCTCGGGAACTTCCAGGCTCATAACCGGAACGCTCATTGGAATGCGCTTGCGTTCGGCCCGAGAGGGTTCTTGCTTCGATGCGATGTTAAGCTTCTCCATGTTCCTTACTCCTGGGTAAAGTAAATGTCAGCATAGCGGCTCTGCCATTCTGCTTTGGTTTTGTAACTCTTGCCGGGTCCGACAAAGTTCCGCACTTCCGACTCACAGGCGGCTTTAGCATCGGCCGGCAGACTTGCGTAGGTTTTCGATCCTCTGGCTCCTGGTCTTGCATCGCCGTCAGAGCCGTTTCTGCCACCTTCCACCTTATCGCCCCGAGGCTCCATCTCACCGAATGTCTTGGCAACCTCAGCGCCCACCTTCTCGAAGAACGCCTCTCCAGTGGCCGTTTCTCCGCCATCTCGAAGCTCTTGAGCTGCTGCAATAGCAACAGCCGTCCGGCGCTTGTCCTGCCCGAACCATGGATTTTTGGCATTCCAAGCGACAAGCTCGGGAGGAGCGACGTAGGCAGCGACTGGTTCTGCTTTCCTCTGGACGGTCAGCGCCGGTTGGGCGTTCAGTTCAACCATCTGCTCGGTAATGTCCGCCACAGCGCCATGATCTCCAGCCTCATTGGCCGCAGCAAGCTGGGACTTCAACTCCGCCTTCGCCTGAGCAACAGCGCGCTGCTTTTCAACCACATGGCGCTCTTCAATCGTGGTTAGGCGATCTTGAGCGGCCTTCAGCGCAGCCTCTGTCTGTCGAGTAGTCGTTCTCAACCCATCAACCTCAGCATGGAGTCTTTTGTTCTCCTTTCTCACGATTGGAAGGACTGTCTCACCGCGCTCGATGTACTCCTCAGCGTCAATGAAGCGCTCAGGATCACCCTTAAAGCGTTCTGCAGGTATCCAGCCCATCTTCTCAGCTTCAGCCTGCCGCTCAGGAGTCGCTGCGCTTTCCACAATCGGTTCTTCAACTTGCTCAGTCATTGCCTATTCCTCGTTTCGATGTTGCAAGAGCTACAGGTTCTCATTCTTCATTCTTCGCTAGTGATGGCGCAAAATACGTCCCTGTCATTTATGATTCGATACTGTTTTCCATCAGCCGGACCCTTCGCTGTGAAACCGGCGAACTTGGTAACCAGCACCCGATCACCAACAACAGCCCTCGGAAACGGCTCGTCGTGCCAAGCGCTTGGTCCAATCGCTATTACCACCGCCCGATTCTCCAGCATCGCCATCCTGTCCTTCACCTGATCGGGAATCTCGATCAGCATTCCCTTCTTCTGAGGTTCATAGGGCTCAATCAGAACCGCTACGCCCCTCGGATCCAATCCCGATGTGTTCGTCATCGTATCTCTCCAGTAGTTGCTCGTACTCTAACTCCTGCACAAAGGCATAACCTCGACAGGTTCCTATATTCGCTACGTTGATAAGCGCCATAGTCTCACTAACATAATCGGTATAACTCCCTCCCTCCCAAGCTCTTCGCATTTCATCCCGCTTGAGATCCAGCAAGGCCATAAGCGCCTTGGTAACCGGATGTAACTTCCAGTCGGTGAATTCTTGTTCAGTTACGCTCATCCCGCTTTCCTCGCTAGACCTAACTGGTGATCTGACTCGATCTTCGCAGCCTTCAACAAGTGCTCGATCTGCGTGTTGATGTGCTCGTTCCTGCTCTTCGCCAGGGTGATTTGCGCATTGATCATGGCGACCTGGGCATAGGCTTGCTCACTCTGAGCATTAGCTGCGGATTCAGCAGCGCTCGCCTGAAGTTCGATGATCTTGGCGTTGTTCAGTTCCTGCTCTACCCGGAATTCAGCAACCCACTTCTGAATGGCTATCTGCCGGTCCTTATCCGCTTCGGCAGCCTTACCAGCCATCTTCAGCTTCTCCAGGGTGACTTTTGGATCTTCAGGAGGTGGTTGCCCCTGGGTGCCCTTGAAGAGCTGCTGAGCGCCCTCTACGCGAAGAGCACGAAGGAATACAAGCTCTACCGCATCCCGATCATAGCCAGGAGTCGTGGCGGCCGCTTGTTTAAGAGCCAGAGCTTGCTGAAGTCTGAGAGAATCGCTGGTGATGTTCGGATCGGCAACCGGGAATATCTGATCCGGCTTGGTAGAAAGATAGTCGGAACGTGTTATCCCACCTAGATGGGATTGATTCAGAGGAAGGAAACTCGCATTCAACTTGAATATCTTGCCGAACTCTTCCTTGCTCGACCTCCAGATCCTCTTGAAGATCGCGTTGTAGATTTTCTGCCCCATCTCAACAAGGTTCTGAGAAGTCTGCGCCGGTGTGTTCTGTCCGGGGTTCTCACCAACCGTAATGTCCGTAGTTCCGCTAATGCGGCTCGTGTACTGAATGAGAAGACCGAGGAGCTGGAAGAGCACGTCACTTGGCGCATTGACAGGTAAGGGTAGAATCGACTTCCTGATATCATCACCAGTCGAATCAGCACGCTTCCACTCAAACGGGGCAAAGGAATAGACTCCACCGCGGATCTTAACGCCCCGCCCAAGGAAACCTCCAGCAGTAGTCTGCATTGTACCGGCGTCAAGAAGCATATTGATGATGGAAGAAGTTGCCTCATTGAGCGGCCCGAGTAATATCCCAAAGCCAATATCATAAATACCCCCGTCCGGACTTGGGATGAAAGCCCGTTTGGTGAAGTATTCCGTTGCGTTGATCCGAATGATCTTGCCCTTATGAGAACCAGCAGCTACGCGCTCAATGTCCTCTTCCCGATCAAAACGTGTGACGATCCTGCAGACGCACTTAGAAGCCTCTTCAAAAGTCACTATGTAGGGCTCTGCATACCCATCACCATCAAGATCCAGACTTACATGCTGCTCACACATAGTCAAAGCAGTCGTATCGTCCGGCGGAGGTGGATCTACGCCCTGGCGTTGATCCTGATGTGTCCGAGCCTCTTGGTTTGAAGGTGCAGGTGCATTCAAGTACCAGGGTTCTTCCAGACAATCACAGAAGATCCCGCGCATGACCTTCTCATAAATCTCGTTGCGAAACATCGGGATCTTGTGCGTCTTTCTCGGACAGTCCTCTACAGATTTCGCCCAGTAGTTGATGACCAGGTTCTTAGCCAGGACCAGTTCAGAAACCGGATAGCCAACACTTGGAGACTGGTAGCTCTTCTTGAAGTTCGTACCGACAATGGTAAGATTCAATATGGACTTGTCTTCCTGCTCCTCCCAGCACTTGTCCTGATAGAGTCTCTGCCAACTCATGTGGGATGATATGCGCTCAGCTTGAGCGACAAGCTGGCCAGTAGGATCGTCACCAAGAACAGTACACTTGACGACATCAGTTCCGCTCACGATTGCCGGATAGGCACGAGCATGGAACTGCATGGCGGCGATAGTTACTAGGGGAAAGGCTACCGACGCGCACCCAGGCCAAGGGAAACTCTTTTCCTTCTGGATCTGAAGAGCCAAGTCCATCCCTGCCTCGTTCCTTCGCATCCAATGCTCTCTGCTGCGCTCGTCCCTCTCATACCCCGAATAACACTCGTTCCCTATGCGCTTGAGATCGTCCTCACTAAACCATTCAGCAAGGTTCGGGCTGTTTATGGCTTTCTGGGTGAGTTCTATGTATTGATCGAGCTTGAGCATAGTCAGTATCCAGTCACCAAGGACCTTCCATCGGAAGCCTTGCGCCGGGAACCTCGCTCCATCGCCCACTCATCTTCGTCGTAGAAGTCCTCTTCTTCAACCAAAGAGGTGTTCGCAAGGCCCAAACACAAGGTAGCCGCACTGTCGAACTGATCATCAAGCCTCGCAGAGGCAGAACCCGTGAACTTGAGCATTTCTTCCTTGGCACCATCAAAACCATCTGCCTGGGTATTCCACCGGGTAGCGCCGGAACGATGACGCTTCTGTAAAGTCCTTCCTCTAGCTGCTTTGTCCTTGATAGGATGAAGTACCTCGATGTTGAGAAAGACATTCCGCAATAGCATTTCCTGGCGCACGATGCTCACAACGGAAAGCCATATCTGCCCACCCTCAACAAAATGCGTCTCGGGATGCCACCGCTCTTCAACCTGAAACATCACGTCGATCCAGCCGATTATCCCCCTCTCAACATCGGCCGGCGATTCAGACGGACTCCATCTCCCAACCCGAAAATCGAGAAAATGCAGGATGTTCCTGGTGTCAAGACCCCCTACAGTACAACTGGTCCTGTTCGCCATGTCCGACTTGGAAACAGCAAAGTCCCAACCCGCACTAACAGACTTCGGATAGTCGTAGTCCTCTTCGGACATCGAAATGAAGTCGTCCCGCCTCAAATAGGCTTCGCTATTGTCCTGCGGATCGTTCAAAAGCTCCTGAGAATACCCAGCAGCATCATGGGCCGCTACAAGCTCTCGCTGTTTAGCCCTCAAGACCTTCTCAGAAAGACGCTCCGGCCAGAGAAGTTCACTAAAGTCGTCAAAACTCTTATGAGCCCTGTAGACTTTAGTCAACCACTCTGGATTCTTCATCAGATTCGCAAGCATCGAATCCTCATTCAAGATCGTTCCATGACCCCGACACTTCCCACCCACCCGTAAACACTGCTTCGCAGCCCGAAAGAACCATTTCAAGAACTTGCTCCGCTGCTCCTTCGTCTCTACCTGTTCATCATCTTCAACATCATCAAACAGAAGTAACCCCGGCCTCTTCCCATGCCACTTACGCCCCCGAATCTTCTGCCCGGGCCCCCGACCGATGATCCTGAACTGATATCCATCATTACATTCAACAATCAAGTCGGTTTTCGTATCCGTGATAAATCCCTTGATCCCAAACTCCCGAATCAGATCCTCATTCTCATGCAACTCAAATGAGAACTCGCCAATGGCCTCCCCAGCCATCTCCTCAGAAGAACCCAAAACTATGATGTAACTCTCATTTCGAAACAGAGCTACAGCCAGACCATAAGCCAAGGTGAAATTGGTGCTCTTCGCAGACCCACGAGGAGCCGCTACAGCACATTGAGGATGATCCGAACAGTACATCCCCCAAACTTCTCGATGAAACGGTGCATTAGCACTAACCGTGTCGTAGTTCGTCGACAGGAATAGACCCGCAAAACTCTCGATCAATCCCGCAGTCAACGTGATCACGTAACCACCAGATAACCAGAACGAACCAAAGTCCTCGATTCGTCAGTCAAAGCAGTACATGTCAATAAGTACCCGTTCCCAGCAACACCATCAATCACCTTCTGAGTGGCCTTGGTACCCGATATCACCGCCGCCCCACTAATCATCGCACTCGGACTGGCATCAGTCCCCGTGTACAACACACAAGTCGTAGTCGCCGAATTAACCGTCTCCCCAACGGCTACCTCATTCCCAAACTCAAAAACCGCACTGTAATCATGCGCTACCGGCTTGAGATCAAATAGACTTCGATATGTCATTCAGATGACCGCCACACCGGGAAACAGAGGGAGGAACAGGGGTGGGCGGTCAATTCATTTTTCATCCACAACACCCTCAATCAGCCGCCCCTGCGCCTTACCCTGCAACTCAACCAACCTGTTCGCCAACTTCGCCAAATGATCAACCCCACTGTCCCTTACCTCCTCCCCTATCCCCATCCCCTTAATCCCAATCTCTACCGCCCTCAATACCGTCCTGTCCTCTACCTCCTCAGCCTCCAACTTCTCCTTCAACCTCTCCAACCCCATCACCGTTATCCCCTCCAACCTCTCCCTCACACTCTGCTCAACCACCCTGTCCGTTACCTCACTCCTCCTCCCCCTAAACGCTATCTTCCACTCCTCACTCGCCTGTACAACCGCTATCCACCCAACCGGCTTCCCTATGTACGCACTTATGTCCTTCAACCGACAACCAGGATTCACCAGCATGTAACTGATCATCTCACGCTCTAACTCTCCCAAAGAAGCCAGCGCCTTCGAGGGCTCAGATGGTTTCAAAACTAACTCGGACATAGGATTCCAAAATTAAGGAAAATTTGGAGGAGGGCATTCACTATAATTTCCCATTTTCTTTTTTTGCCCCCCCGCCCTCTGAATATCGTCAATGGACCCATCGTACCCCCTGGGGTGATCGGAAGCAAGTGAGCACTCACTAACCTACCCAGTTAGCGCTCACTAACCCCTTGGCCTTGGCCTTGCCTGGTGCTATGCTGTGCGCACACACGTTAGCCAGCTGGAGCCTGAAACCATGCGATTGTTCCCTGTTATTCCCTATTACGGCGTATCCCAATATGTTTCCCCGGTGATTCGTCCAACCAGTCCCCTCTCTATGTTCCCTACTGTTCCGTATCGGGGCGCATAATGGGGGTAGAACTCATCCCCCGACGCCTGCATCCCGGCCATATCAAGCGCATGAAGTGGCCAGAGTTCCACGCCAGATACATCGAACTGGAAGCGCGCCTGGAGCATTGCACCATATCCCACCCGGACTTCGAGCCGCTTATGCTCAGGCTCGCCGACATATGTCTGCCGCACCAATCGTGGATCGATACCACGATAGATCCAACGCCCCCTGAGCCGCTCCCTGCATGGCGTAGGCGCACACGTAGCACCAGGCTGTACTACCATGACAGGGGGTTAGTCAAAATCGGCGTGTGGGTTCCTGAGCAAGGCAGGAAGGCATTATTGCAGCTTGGCTCTGATTTACGGGCTCTCAGCCTGTGAGGCATACGTGATTGCGTACTTGTCTTGATGTGTTGAGGTACAGTGAGCTATCTAATTGCTTGGTAAGTGGTGTGGATAGGCTCTTGTGAGGTTACAGCTGGTAGTTAGTGGTTAGCCATGGTGCCCCAGCCCGTGGGGTACCAGTCAGTGATCGAGCTGAGGCGACTACGTGCACGAGTGGCAGGGCAGATATGCTGGTAGTGCTATCGATCTCTGGATCTGCGCCAGTATTGCCCATCTATCCTAACCTCGATTGATCATACCAGTAGTCTACTTCGGCGGAGATCGGCGGAGATCGGCGGAGATCGGCGGTTCTGTGATGCTTATCTAATGTGGCTGTTCAACGAGCCTGTCGTACCTCTTCTTGAAGGCCTCTTTGTCCACATTCTTACCTTGATACTTTACGACGCTCTTCTCCTTGTCGCCGGTGACACCGTACTTCTTGTACCCATCCTCGAGGCAGCTGTGTCGGGTGCGATTGCCGGCTGGTAGTCGGCGATCACTGGCAGCGGGCGCTCTAGGTACCAGTCATCTGGATTTGTAGCTCGATCAATCGGCTTGACATTGGCTCCGAGTGATTGAGCGGCCTGCAGCCTGTCAGGATGTACGTGTAGCGTGAACATCTCATCATGATGTACTATCGGCTGATCCGGCCCGGGCCATGTGATTTCAGGCCATGTCACAATTGCCATCTATCGTTCCACGGATTGACTGGGAACGTGATCTCATATGATTCTGGCCCCAGCTCGATCCAGATGCGGTTGTGGTCCAGCAACTCCCTGTAGATGTGCACTCCCAGACGCGGCCAATAGGCGATTGTGCTCCTAGTGCTCACTCTACCCCCTGATCTACCCTGTATCCCGCATTATACCTGCCCTCGCCGCATAGCGCAATCGAATATTGGATCACGCTGTTATATGATCATAATCTATCTGTCACCTATTGACAGGTACAATCACGTAGCTATACTGACACTATCACCCAGCATCCCGCTGGGCAACAGAGGACACAGATATGACCAATTGCATTGAGCTCCACACACAGCTAGACTCCGGCATCTACAAATCCCAGGGCGGCGGGCAGGATCTCGTCGTACGTACCTGGACACCAGGACCGAGAAATTTGCTCAAGGCCCTCGCTGCCCTGCACGAGGAGCGCGCCAGCAATAAACTCGGGTACGGAAATATCGGCTGCGGCCGCTCGTGGCTAGAGATCGCTGGCCAGGTAATCCCGGCACGCGACATCGAATCCGATATTGAGATCGAGCGAGAGTACACCCGATATGCGGGTTCCTACTCGCATCACGCGCCCACTGCTGCTACCCAGATCGCCCGCAAAGCGCTGGCACAGTACCTATAGTCCCCATTGCCCCAGCCTGTCCCCTGATAGGCTGACCAATGGCGCTTAGCCAGCATAGAGGAAATATACCATGACCAAGAATGAATTTACCGCCCTCTGCGAGCAGTACACGGTTGCCCCAGCAATAGCGTTGGAAAATGACGATCTGTGCGCTGCCCTGACAGCCAAAGATTCTGCCGAAGTCGAGCGCATTTTGAGAGAGGAGTTTTAACCATGACCATCTACAAAGTGCGCTACAACTTCACCAGAGCGCAACCTAAGTGGACGCACAACATGATTGACCTGTTCGGACAGGACAATACCGGATTCTACGCTCAGGGAGAATCACCGAAAGACGCCATCGCCCGCTGGAACCTTAGCCAATTGCCTGGTGCGCGACTCAACCCATTTTACCTCACGATTGAGGAGGAAATTGTACCATGATCACTACTGGATATTACGATTGGGCAGCTTGCCCGACTACTGACGAAGATGCCGAAATCATCCGAGGCATTGCCCATCGGCTTGGTGCGGCCTATTGGGGTATCCACCAGTCCGCACAAGGACACGCTGTACAACTGGACGTCATGAATACGACCCAATATGCCAGAGGCAAACGTCCAGGCGGATGGAGATATGACGCTTGTGGCCGTCTGCATACCATAAGCTGGTCGCACTCTGGAATTGCTTGCTACCGATAGTCTCTCAACTACTGCGCCTCACGGGGCGCATTGGTGGAGCGATTACCGAGCCAGCGGATCTGGCACTGACCATGACAAAAGGGGGATGAGCCATGAAGTTTCAACGCGATTTCTACTACCCGAAAGGATCTACTCTTGAAGAGCACACATCACCAGTTGCCTTGATCGCCAGATATGACCGGGGCGGAAAGCTGTGCGTTGCCGTATTCGGTGCCAAGCGCGCCAAGCCGGACCACCATTTCAGCTTCAAGTCTGAAGATCATCGCGAGCGGTTCATTGCCGAATATCTCGATAAGCTGCGCGTCGGCGAGGAAAGCATGGCAAAGCGGAAAGTTGAGCGCCGCTCATTCCGGCATACCCTGCAGGTCGGCGACATCCTCCGCAATTCATGGGGATACGATCAGACGAACATCGACTACTACGAGGTGACAGCTATCCTAGGCGCGTGCATGGTTGAGATACGGGAAATCGGCCAAGAGTCTGAAGAGACCGCTTACATGCAAGGCCGATGCATCCCAGTTCCTGGGCGGTATATCGGAAAGCCCATGCGAAAGAAAGTCTGCCAAGGAAATACCATCAAGATCCATTCTTGGGGTTCGTGGGCTTCCCTTCTTGATTTCGAGACAGTCGCCGGATCCAAGATATACCGCGAAAGCCATTGGACCGCTTACGCATGACCCCCACCCAGCAGCTCCACCTCGACACGCTCACGGACGAGCGCAACCGGCAGCGTTACCGGGACTACTGCGAGCGATTGGCAGCAATCCCGACGCTATCACAAATTGTTAAAGAACCAGAGGAATTATACCATGAAAACCTACACAGTTGAGGATATGGCGGCATTTGAGAGGGATGATTTTGGGTGTCTGATATGCCCATCAGGTGACTATCGAGAGATTGCCGCTTTCGGCGAGGGGGGCAGCTTCGGCGAGTGGTGCAGCTTCGGCGAGTGGTGCCGCTTCGACGAGGGGTGCCGCTTCGGCGAGGGGTGCAGCTTCGGCGAGAGGTGCAGCTTCGGCGAGAGGTGCAGCTTCGGCGAGTGGTGCCGCTTCGGCGAGGAGTGCAGCTTCGAGGGCGGTCATGCACCATCGAACCACCTCCGTCCCTACGTCCAAATCGGTCCCATAGGCATCCGTCGCAGTATGGTGTATTTCTACAATTTCACTGACTGCGGGTTTTTCATCCGCGCCGGATGTTTTTTTGGCAACGAGCAGCAATTAAACGACAATTTGGCGCAGGATAATGACCCGCGCAAAACAGGGGAATATCTAGCGGCAATGGCCCTGGCTAAACTGATGCTGGAGGTAACACCATGACCGTTGAAGCACAGAAGAGGTTACTTGAGCACTACCGCAGGTTGGGGTTCGTCAACGTCAACACCTGGGCCCCGCCGAAGATCAAAGACGAGATTCTGCAATATGCGGCACAAGAGCGAAAGAAGGCTGGCTTCCAGGCTCTGCCGCCTGGCGCTCCTAAGCGGCTTCCGTAGTGGATATCCCCACCAAGTCAGCCAGCGACCAGACCGTTTTAGAGTACGCTCTGAGACGGTTTGGGAGCGAGGCCCGGGCTAAAGCGTATCTCAGGGGATAGCTGATCGTCAAAGCTCGTCGCACTCCGCCAGGACCAACTCAGGCGCCGGCAGATCTGGAACCGGTATACGGTTTCCACTTAGGTCTGGAATCGCCGTATTGCTCTTTGATCCGATCCCTCACAAAGTCCAAGGGGCAGAATCTCCACATTCTACGATCTATGTATTCTGGAAAATTGGTAATGCAGTAGGGATCCCCATCGTCTGGGGGCATAGGGTAGAAGTATTTCAAAGCCGCCTTACAATGGTGCTGACACCACTCCTCGAATTCAATATAGTCTGCACGGGTTCCGTATATTTTGTCTATCCCGGCCATCACTTCACCTCTTGCCCCACCAGCTCTTCTTGATACGCTCGAGCGATCAAGTAGGCTTGTAGCATCATCGCAGCATCCGCCTGTGCTATCCTGACCTGCCACGTTTTATGCGGGTCCATAGGGATGGTATTTGTCATGGACCTAGCCCCTTGTAACCAAGCAATTGCTTCATCGTAACTCATCTCTTCACTCCCAAGGTGGCGTTTCTGATGCAGTTAATCCCTCGTGTTCCTGAAGGACAAACATTCCCATAGGGTCTTCTGTTGCGCTCTGCGGGGGAATCCATGTAATACCGGATAGTGGATGCCCGTTCATAGCCTTGCTCGTTGCAATCATCGCAGCACGACGTATAACGACCTGCATATAATCGGATGCTGGAGTCATCTCGTCACCTCCTGCCCCTAAGCCCGAAGGCCGCCATATGTTCTGGCCCATCGTCGTCATGAAATCTGCAATTATCGTAAGAGCAAGCCTTTCGGTGGGCGTCTACGAGCGCAGCCTTCAGCTCGTCGCTCATTCCTCCCACCCTTCCGGCACTTCCATCCATCCACGCCCAGGTTCCAAGTTGTATGCAATCTCCAGCTTCAACTTGACTATCTCTGCCTCCAGATCGTCACGCCGTCTGGCTGTGGCATCCTGCACTTCCTTTTGCTCCTTCAGCGCGGCGATCTCCTTCTCCAGTTCACGATACGCCTCCACAGTCACATATCCCATGCTCATATCTTCACCTCCTGCCCATCATCTGATCCAAATGACGACGCGCCACTAGACGCGCCTCCTGTGCCCTAACTTGCCTTTCCTCCTGACTCGCCGGTTGCGGTAGCCGCTTGGCTTCAACCAGGTTATCCAGAAGCGGCCCGTAGCCCTTCGCTGACAGCGCCTTGACCTTCGGCTCGCCCTTCGGGAAGATCGATGCCCAGCCCGCGTCGTAGCTCGCCTGCAGGCACAATTGCAGATCGTAGCCAACGTCCCGCAGATGCCCAGCCTTGTTCTCGAACATGTCCAGCGCCCTTTGCGTCAACGTGTACTTTTTCTTCTTCCTGACATCGAGGACGTAGGCTTTCCACAACTCAGGATCTACGCCTTCAATCGAAGCATTCAACCAGAGATCAAGATCACTCATAGTCAAAAACCTGTGCAGTCTTTCGTGTCGCGCCCCTGTTCTGTCCTCGCCAAGATGAGACGCATATGCACTTTGCTCAAATCTTCATAGTTCTTCAACGACACAAACAACCTCGACGCACAGGTGCCCGCTGGCTTTAACCTGCACAAAATCTTCCATCTTGCATCCGCTCAACGCCTGTCTTAAAAAGAGTTTAACTTCGAGCGGAGCGTATTCTTGTTCAACGATCTTTCTTGCGTCCGGAACTGATGAAACGAACTCAAAATGGAAACTCATGATGTATACCTCAACGTTATGTTGACAACCCGCATTTCCTGTGCTCCCGGATGAATCGCGCTAATGTTCTCCTAATCAGAAAGCACTTGAACACGTCGCACACAAGGCATTCTCCGAAATACACACCCTTTTCGTCTGTCGCTTTCCCTACTTCAAGCCAAGGCTTCGCCCGATAGCTAACGCTCATCATCGAGCCCTAGTAATATGGTCCTCTCACAGCAGAAACCACAGGGCGCTTCATCCCATCCGTCGGTCGTCATTTTGGCAAACGATCCATTCGTGCATCCCAACGGACAATCAGCCTGCTTGAGCATCCTAGCAAAGGCGTCATTTTCCTCTCGCACCTTCAGGTTTTCATTGGTCACATTGCTTATGTACAGCCTGTTTGCAGAAATCTCCTGTTGAGCGACTTCGAGGGAAATGTGAACTGCGGACTTCTTTTCTCTCAGCTCTTTCATCTCGCTCGCCATACGAGAGATCACCTCTTTGTCGTCCGCTATCCTCTCGTCCGCGATGATATACATGACAACCTTCTTTATTCCTAGCTTGCTCAGCGTAAGCGCGGACGGGTTTTTCTTTTGTCTGGTTGCCAATCGCAGCAAATATGTATGCTCCATCTTCAGCACGCGCGCTGCCGGTCGCAGCCCGCCATAGATGTCAATGAGAGCGTTAGCTCTGTCGTGCAGTTCAATAGTCATGCCTGCGACCCCGCCTGTGCCAGTAATTGCCCGCGCTCATGACAAAACTGGCATTGGACTGCATCCCATATTCCGTCTGGGTCCGGTCCTCCTATCGGAATACTCCCATTGTCGCAGTCTGCCGGACAGGCAGAAACTTGGAGCAAACCACGCAACTTAGCAATAACTAGTCTCATATCGTCCGCCTGGGAAGCAAACTCAAAGTTTGCCGCCTCTATATCTTCGAGAATGCGGTTCAATTCGTTGATTTCCTCCCGCAATCTATGTGCAGCACATTGCGGGTGTTTGGATGATCCAGAAAGACATTGTGGTTCAGATATGTCTAATCTCCTCGTGTTGGGATTATGTGGACCGCAGCACCCGCCGCTTTTTGATACACCGCTTCAGGATCGTCTGATCGCCATGTCCGTATCCGGGACTCCATGTGCCGCAGAGGGTAATTGCGTTAGCATCCTCTGCTACAACGCGGCCCACCGACACACACAGAACGGAGTCTGTGTCGAAACTCTCTGGCGGCTTCCAGCTAGAGTCGTGGGAAGAGCTGTGATCCTCCCACTCGATGTATAGGATCTTTGGGCTATTCATCGTCTTGAATTCATTTCCATTTTCACCAAAATCCGTAATCGCTGAAGATAGTTCAATTCGTTGGTTGGTTCGCCGTTGAAGCTCTCCCCTCCAACTGTATTTACAATCGTTTGAATGGCCAGAGATTTCTCCTGTTCCAGTTCCGTCACCCTATCGCGCATCGGCCTTGTCAGCAAGTCGATGTGATGAAACGACAACCGCTTCAGTATCGACGGATCAGACTCACGTAACAATCTGACGCCCGCTTCGATCAAGTCCGGCACTAGCAAATTCCCCGTCGCCGTTTTTTCACTCACTGCTCAACCTCCTACACACCAACTCCAACTCCTGTTCCAATTGTGATACATCAAACAGCAGATCCTTGATGTGGGTCTCAAGGCCAACAACATAAAACCGTTTTTCCTGCTCGCTCATCTTATCAAAGGCGCTTGGGCTAACTAGCGTTAACGTCTGTTTCATTTTGTCCCTCCACAGTTGTCGTTTGAGCGGGGGTGGCTCTATAGGCTATAGGAAACTTTCCAGTGGTCGGCATTGGTGAACTATCAGGAGCAGTTAAGGATGCCAGCCCGCTCTTATTCCTGCCACATAGCCCTGTTTTCTGCAAAGCGCATCTGGTCACTTTGCTGCTGCCGCTCGAAGCAGCCACCAATGTCACGGCTTTCTTGATATTCTGCCACCGCAGGCAATCAACTATCGCGTATCGGACGGCCAGAACAAAGAGGGGAGGTATTGCGGCTGTATTACGAGTGTGATACAGTTCACCACATCTTTGTTCTTGCAGACAAGATACTACCACCTCCCGGTGGTCTTGGGAAGCCCTGGCGAAAGTCGGGGCTTTTCTCGTTACGGTCACCATGGCAGCTTGTCCTCCTGTGGATCCACCAACTCCCACATCGAGCACGCCGGACTGCGCGCGCGAATGTCTGTCCCAGGGCCGTGCGTCCAGTTGTGCCGCATCAAATCGCACTTGGCATATTGCCGTCCCTTGCCGACTCTCACGCAATGCACGCAGCTCCGGCACGTCTCTCCGTCCGGTCCAGTACCAGGCATTGCAGCGTAGCCGCGGGGCGTCACCTTGCTCTTTGAGAGAGGGCCGCCGGGGATGTCGGGGAAGAGGTCGGTCATGGAAAATCATCACTCATATGCATAAACACCAATCCGGTCTGGCTGGTGCGGGCTTTGCACAAATCGGCATATTCAGGATTTAGCTCGATAAGCAACCACTTGCGCCCCAAATTCTCAGCAACCTGGCCTGTGGTGCCGCTGCCGCCGAATGGATCTAATACCACGTCGCCTGGCTTGCTCCCTGCGAGAATGCATGGCTCGATAAGCGCAGGCGGGAAGGTGGCAAAGTGGGATCCCTTGAATGGCTTCGTCGAGACTGTCCAGACGCTACGTTTGTTGCGCGTAGTGCCATCCGTCTCGGTGTGTTCAATTTCCTGCGCGCGTCCGTCCCTGTGGATCGTGCCGTGCGCTCCTACGCCGGTAACCCAGCCGGAAGGCTTGCGTTGCTTGCGAGGCCCCTTGCCTAAATTCGGCTTTGTGGCCTCGTCGCGCGGGTCGGTGTAGGAGGATCTGTTGTCTCCCGTTACGCACGGCTCCGCTATAGCTGCAGCGTCGAAGTAATACCGCTCCGACTTCGACAGCAGAAAAATGTATTCATGCGCCTTGGTGCAGCGGTCGCGCACTGACTCAGGCATCGGATTGGGCTTGCTCCAAATGATGTCCTGGCGAAGATACCATCCATCGGCTTGCAGAGCGAAGGCGACGCGCCAGGGGATGCCTACGAGGTCTTTCGGCTTCAGCCCTTCAGGGGCTTTCCCTGACCACGCCCGGCTTACAGCGCCCGCATGGCGCGCTGCCTCATGCAGACCGGCATGGAGCTTGCTCCCGCGCCCCACGGTGGCGCTCCCTGCGTTTGTGGCCTGTTTTTGGTGCAGGGAATCAGCTTTATCGCCGCCCCGCCCAGATTGCGAGTACGAATCACCAAGGTTCAGCCACAGCGTTCCATCATCGCGTAGCACCCGGCGCACTTCGCGGAATATAGCAACCATCGTATCGACGAACTCCTGCGGAGTAGCTTCTAACCCGAGCTGGCCTTCGACGCCGTAGTCGCGCAGGCCCCAATATGGCGGGCTCGTGACCACGCAATGCACCGACTCGTCCGGTAGGGTCGGCAGCACGTCGCGGCAGTCTCCGGTGATTATCTTACCTGCCATTATCTCTCCCCCCACTCGCAAACAATCCCCCGCGATATCTTGATCGGGTACGCGGGATAGAGCTGGCACACGCCCAGCAGATTATGCCGACACTCGCCGCACTCAATCAGCACGGAACGGGTCCTCGCGGAGCCCAGCGACGGTGTAGTCGCGAGTGGTAAGTCGCTTTGCTCGCGGCTTCGGCCATTCCCGGCTGATCTTGAGATCCCATACTTTTTGCTCTGGGACATGGTATTTCCTCGCTAATACTGATGGTGGGATGCCGCGGTCGAGGCTCTGGAGCATGGCCGTGATCTTGCTGTCGGTGATCATGCTTCGATCTCCTCAATTGTGGCATACCGTGATAGTACTCCATGCGCCCAGTACACCATTCCGAGCTTCCCATAATTGGGACTTCGGTGATTCTCATGCTGCTCCAAGTAGCCGAGCTCGCCGCCGAACAATCCAGATGGACACCCGTCAGGCGAATCTTTGGCCGCCAACCCATGACGGTGTAAGAACATCAAATAGATCGGCATGTCTGATAATTTCATGATTGCTAGATAATGCTCATAATGGTGAATGTCAATTCCCGTCGTCCATCTGCGCGTTATGCGGTGCCAGGTGAATGCAGATTTGGTTTTGGCTTCGATCCAACGAGCACGCCCAGCCTTGAACACAAACATATCTGGAGCTATTAGCTGTCCGCCAGGACTGAATAACCGAGGCCCCTTAAACGCCTGTTCTGTTTCATAAACCGGCAGCACTGCATATCCCTTCCGAATGAGCCAATTGGCAATCTCTGACTCACCGATCAGCCCGCTTTTCAGCGTTTCGGCAAAGCTCATCGAACGAACCCGAATTGAACAAACACCTTCTTGAACTTCATGCCATCTGAGCCATAATAGAAAAACGCTTGCCCTTGTGTTGGTGCCGCAGGGACGCCAGCAGGAGACAAGAAAGCAATCCTACCACGGGTGAAGCAAATCTTTTCTGCAGCCGATTCCGCAAGGTGAAACCATTTCGTGTCGGTGTAGTTATGCGTGAGGAGAATGGCCTCTTCAACCAATCCATCCTTTACGTGGGAAACCAAACGCGCCACAAAATCCGAAATTGCTGGCTGGGAGTACGGAGGATTGAGCCATACCCTACCGATCCATGGCCGGTAAAGTCCGCCCTCGGTGTAATACTGGGTTGCCTGGATGCCACTTTGAGCCTGTTCTGACGTGGCCGGATCGAGATCAATTTCACCCATTACCTCACGGGCCGCCTCGATATATTCTATGGGCGTGTACCACTCATTCTCGCCAGTACCCATTGCCCGGTGATTATCGGCAGCCTTCAACAAATCACTTGATACCCGTTCGTTTTCCTTCGATACCCTATCTCGCCAGCCACCCAAGATACCTTCAAATTCCTCTTCTGGAATGGCGGCAAGCTGCTTGGACCGGCTGGAGAGCTTGTAACTGATACCAACCTCTGCCAACGTGGGAGAAACCCCTTCCTTCCGGGTAGGGGTTTCCTTGGGTGGCCTGCCACCCTTTGCCAGTTCGCTCTGCGACAGCATTTCTCCCAACCGCCTCTCTGCCCGAAAGCGGATCTCTCCGGCGTCGGCTTCAAGTTGCTTGTTCTGCGCTTGCCGAGCATATAGCCGCATTGCCTCTGCTTTGTCCTTGATGTCCTTGATTTCATCAATGGAGTTGGCTTCAGCTACCGCTCTACAAGCGATGTCATATCTCATCAGTTCTGTGCTCATGCCCCTGCCTCGTAGATAGTTTCCTCGGTACGGTACACTCTGACGATGATCTCCGGGCGGTGCCGATCGAACACTACTACCGGAGCGCGCGGATCTTTGCGCAACTGGCCCCACTGCCAAACTGTCTGCCGGTGTCGCCCGATCTCGGCAGCGATGGAGTCAAAGGATCTGTCTGAATATGCGCGGTACGCCCGCATTGATAGCTCCAGCATGTCACTCATAACTTGCACCTTCCGATCTATGAATAAGCGTATAATATATATTTTCGTTGGGTATTGCAATAGGAATAGTGCAGTGGTAGAGTGATTTCACTGAACGGCTTGCCAGGAGAAACCTGAAGGGGACACGACAATGACATCGGGAGCCAAAACCTCCCCCAACAGGCCCGGTAAGCAGTCCGGGCTTCGCGGTGAGGAAACAAGGGAGAGAATCATGCAAGCGAAATACATTATTGCAGCAATGCAAGCGATGAAATCCATAGAGGATGACATCCTTGAGCGTCACTGTGCCGACAACAAGCTATGGGATAGGCGCCGAGCGATACAAGACGCTCGGCTCGATCTGCTGTACCAGTCAGGGCTGGATAGGATCGAGATCCCTATCGAGGTGACGCCATGACAACCTTCGCAACACTGAAGTTGAGAATCGACATAAACGCTGCCGAGTTAGAGCGCCTCGGCGACGACAAATCGGAGAAAATCTCCGAGGCGCTGGACCCGATCAGAGGACAGTGCGAACACATCGCAAAGCTGGTGATCCAGGATATCGGGATGGAGCACGAATTAATCGTCTACTGTGACTGGGAGTGAACATGACCGAACGCACCATAATGATGGAGCAGTGGATAGCTGATCAGGATGTTGATATCGAATCGCTGGAAGCGGCGCTTCGGGAGCTTGCCAGCCTGCGGGCGAGCATTGGCCGCTTCACCGACAGCCTACAGGGACAGGCTGATAGTGCGTATCGTGCGTACATCCTAGCGCTGCGACAGGATGACTGTCTAGGACACGAAGCTAAAATGCGAAACGGGACATTCGGAGTAACTCACTTGCAGGCACATATTAATGCGCAAGGACACCTCGGGCGGCATAACGCATTCCAGGCGGCTGCAAACGAATTAGGCGAGCGAATATTGGATTGAAGAGGATAGAAGAGATGAGTGAGCAGAGCGCACGGAAAATGGAGATTGCCGAGGTAATCGAGGTTGCGGCCGAGCGGTTCGCGCAGATTGCGCCTCGTGGTCTGACGTATGCGTCTGAAAAGGGGTTCGCAATACAGGCTCTCAAGGCCAATGACTACCTGATGAAGGTAGCCCAGGCCGATCCACATAGCCTGCAGGCGGCGATCTGTAACGTTGCGGCCATTGGGTTGAGCCTATCGCCTGCCGAGCACCTGGCCTATCTGGTGCCTCGCAAGGGCAAGGTTTGCTTGGATGTCAGTTATCAGGGATTTTGTCGGCTGGGGACCAACTCCGGGTCAATCCAATGGATACAGGCCGATTTGATCTATTCAGAAGACAAGTTCATGGTCGCTGGCCTCGGCGAGCGTCCGGTTCACCAGTTTGATCCGTTCGGAGATCGCGGGGAATTCCGTGGCGTCTACGCGGTTGCCAAAACCAAAGACGGCGACTACCTGACTACCATCATGACAAAGGCCGAAATCGAAGATGTCAGAGGCAGGTCCGAGGCATACAAAACCTTCCTGGAGAAAGGGAAGTCATGCCCTTGGGTGACAGACTTCAACGAGATGGGGAAGAAAACAGTCGTCCGTCGTGCTTTCAAGATGTGGCCGCGCACCGACCAGCACGCCCTGGAGCGGATGGCTCTGGCTGTAGAGCTGTCGAACCAGGCGGAGCAATTCGAGCCGTTGAAAACATCGCCGCAACTCGCCATAGCATCAGACGATCAGAAGAAGTACTTCGACCAGTTGATCTCTACGAGCGACGCTCTCGGTATGGCTGTGTTCAAGGCGACCATCGAGGAAGGGACGTTCGTTCATCTGTACAACTCTTTCGAGAAGGGCAATATCGGCACCTACAAGGCGCTGGTGAACGACTTGGTGCAGAAGGGGACGATTGATATTGATGAATACCGCAGGGCTATCACCGAGGCGGCGGCCATTGGCGACAATGTGGCCGCGACCCAATTGATTGAAGAACTGAGCACCGAGGCGCTGGATGTTGTTCTCCTCGGAGTGGCGGAAGAGGCATGTTTCTTCATCCGTGGATTGGATCATTGAGGAGGTTGATGTGAAGGCATGGTATTTCGGAACAGAAGATAGGCGCCTCGCTCATGGCGACGGGCGCAGAATCGTGACTGGGCGCACCCACAAAATCAAGGGCACGCCAATCCTGTGCGAGCATGGGCTGCACGGCAGTAATCGACTGATTGATGCCCTGAAATACTCGGCTGGGCCAATCATATGGCGAGTCGATATGGGCGGTACCATGGTCCACGGGAATGACAAAATGGTGGCAACGGAGCGCACGTATCTATGGGGTATTGACGGCTCGACCCTCCTGCGAGTGTTTGCGCGGAGGTGCGCGTTGGATGTTGTCCACCTATGGGCCGCTCCAGAGGTGGTGGTTCAATACCTCAAAACGGGCGATGAAAGCATCCGGGATGCCGCGGAGGCTGCCGCGGAGGCTGCCGCGAGGGCTGCCGCGAGGGCTGCCGCGGAGGCTGCCGCGAGGGCTGCCGCGAGGGCTGCCGCGGAGGCTGCCGCGAGGGCTGCCGCGTGGGCTGCCGCGGAGGCTGCCGCGAGGGCTGCCGCGAGGGCTGCCGCGTGGGTTGCCGCGAGGGATGCCGCGTTGGCGGCGCAGAACCGCCGCTTGACACAAATGGTGATGGCTGAGCATAGGAGGTTGATGTGATCAATTACGATAAAACAAGCGAGGAACAGAAATGAATATTGACGAAATGACATATGGCGAATTGAAAGCTATAGCGGCGATGTTCCAGAAAGCCGAGACACCGACAGCCCATCCATTCGTTGGCAAGTACGTGATAGCTCGCTGCTATCATGCCGGGGTTCATGCTGGCACGCTTGTGAGCTCCAATGGAGACCAGGCTATTTTGAGCAATAGTCGCAGGCTGTGGCAATGGAAAGCCAAACAGGGCATCGCGCTGTCTGGGGTGGCGCAATACGGTGTGATAGCTGGTAGTAGCAAATTGGATGTCATCATCCCAGAGATTGCCCTGATCGGCGTCTGCGAGATCATCCCGTGTAGCGCAAAAGCAAAGGAGTCTATCAATGAGTAGCTCCGGCGACGGCTCCGGCTACGGCTACGGCGACGGCGACGGCGACGGCTCCGGCTCCGGCTACGGCTCCGGCTCCGGCTCCGGCTACGGCGACGGCTCCGGCTACGGCTCCGGCTACGGCTCCGGCTCCGGCTCCGGCTCCGGCTACGGCTACGGCTACGGCTACGGCTACGGCTACGGCGACGGCGACGGCGACGGCTACGGCTACGGCTACGGCGACGGCGACGGCTCCGGCTACGGCGACGGCTCCGGCGGCTCCGGCTCCGGCTAACCTTGTGATAAACGGAGGAGGACGCACAATGATCAAGACAAGCGGTTACACCCTGATAGTGACATGCGATACCAAGGGCTATTGCCCAGACGTGCGGTGGTGGAGCTCGACGAAAAACGAAGCGGCTTTCTTCGGCGAGACGTTCGGGGAGTGCAAGCTGGCCGCGCATCGGGAAGGCTGGACTTTTCACCGCAACGGCAAGCACTCCTGCCCGATGTGCTCGGGGAAACTGGAGAAGAAGCGGAAAAACCTGGGTGAGCAGATCATGGAGGGGGCTATCTGATGTCCGATCTGATTCTGTTGCTGGTATGCACGGTTGGGCTTCTGGTGTTCTGGCAGTGGGCCAAGAGAAACGAGGAGAAAGGCAATGATTGAGGTCTTCAAAAAGCTGTTCACACTACCGAAGCCGGAAGAGCTTGCGAGACGCGAGCTTCTGGAGGCGCGCAGGTCGCTGCTCGAAGCGCAGTCCTGCCAGGTGCTCGCATACCGGATGGTGCAGTACCACAAGGACCGGATCGAGCGGTTAGGGATCTTCCTGCGGCCACAAAGTCCGTCGGTCGGGAAGATCCCTGTGACTGAGAACCGGCAGCCATGACAATCACATGCAATCGCTGCGAAGGGACTGGTTGGTTGAATGCGCATCAGGTGCCGCTCAATGCTGAGATAGAGGAATGGGCACTCAGCCACACAGATCACGATGTTGTGATTTGCGACTGCTGCGGCGACGGGGATACGTGGTACGGGGAGAAAGGGCGTCATTATTCTACCGACGACCCCGATGGAAGATATGGCCCATATGCGTATAACGGCGGACTGTGTGAGTGCCACTAAATGACTGAGATCAGGATAGCCAAGGACGAGGACCGGCAGAAAGCCTGCGAGCGGATCTCCAGGTTCCTGCTGGCGCTTCCAGAGGGCGCATGGACCATAACAGTGGCACCGTACAAGAAACGCCGTAGCGACGCGCAGAACAGCTACCTGTGGGCTTGCTACGAGATCATTCACCAAGAAACCGGCCATGATAAGGACGAGCTCCACACTTGGTTCCTTGGCGCCCATTTCGGCTGGACTGAATATGAGATATTCGGCACCAAGAGGAAACGTCCACGCCGAACCACTACCAAGAACGAGGAAGGTAAGCGGGCCGTTTTATCGACGGTAGAGTTCATGGAGTATATTGCCTTCATCCAACAGAAATGTGCCGAGATAGGGATCTTCATCCCCGATCCGCATGGAGAGGAATTCCAAAATGGGTAGACCAAAAACGGATATTACTAGCCATTATACGGTGGATGATGGAGGGTGCTGGATATGGCAAGGCGGGGTGAGGCAGGATGGGTATGGAGTGCATTCAAAGAATCAATTAGCTCATCGCCTCGTCTATCAAGTATTAGTTGGGGAAATCCCAATGGGAATGTGCGTGTGCCATCGGTGCGACAATCCTCCGTGTATTAATCCCAACCATCTTTTTTTGGCTTCTAGCGCCGAGAATACTGCCGATAAAGTTAGGAAGAATCGGCAGGCCAGAGGGGAGAGGATCAACGGGAAGCTTTCGGACGAAGATGTTATGCGGATCCTCCAAGACAGAAGGCCATGTTTTGTGATCGGAAGAGAATATGGTGTTTCCGATACGGCAGTGAGTCTTATCAAGCTTGGCAAGACATGGAAACATATTAATCGGCCAGCAGGATATACCTACACTCCATATCGGGCAAGATGGGATCATACTCCATATGAGGAGAACAACCCGCCCCCGGTAAAACAGTTCTAATCGGAACCAGGAGAGGGAACATGACAAGGAAATTCTACTGCCAATGGCCGGAATGCGGTGAGACGGACCCGGACAAATTCGACAAACGATCCGACGGGAAGGCCATGCGAAGCCGCTGCCATACCCACCGACTCGCTGCCAACGAGCTGCGCAAGGAGAAGCTCAAGCTGCACGCCGCCGTCCGAGATCCAGAGCATTCGCGCTCCATCACATCGCTGTATGCGCAGGAGGTTCGGCGACCGTGGGTAACGTGGCGACCGCCGGCCGGGACTCCGCCTATGAGATATGCGTATCCAATATTGGAGGTGAACGATGTTTGAAGACACGATACCGCAGGGAGTTCAGACGCACGGGTGCGCGCAGTGCGAGAAGAAGGATGTCGAGATCGCCGCACTGAAGGCCGCATTGCAGTCCATAGTCGACAACACCTGCTGCGAAGGGTGTCAGGAGGCTGCGCGAGTGGCGAAGCAAGCATTGGGGCAAGGGGGGAAGTGATGGGCAGAGCAGAACCGCTCCTAGGAGCATGTCCCAAATGTTTAAGAGAATTCGTTAACCTTGATCGACACGACTGTGTAGAAACATTGCTGGCCGAGATCGCAGCGCTGAAGGCCGAACACAAAGCCGACATTGAAGCCGCCTGCGCTCTAGCGATAGCAGCCGGGCTGACTACTGGACATGCCGACACATGCGAGGAGCTGGTGGCCGAGGTGCTGAGATCAAGGTAAGCAATGAAAAAAAATATCTTGGATGTTTCAAAACGTTTGATGAGGCGGTGGCCATAAGAAAAGCGGCAGAACGATTTTATGGATTTCATGAGAATCATGGTATGCGTCTAAATGACTCCTAATCAGCCGACCGCAGAACAAAAACGATTCCGAGAGAACTTGAGATCGCTCTATCCCGGATTTGAGATCCATCACATCTTTGGCAGGACAGCCAAGATTAAGGGAGTTGGCAACATTGGGCACTGGGGAATTATTGCAATGCCGCCAGATCACGATCTTGGCATCATCAAGAAACTGAATCATGGCGAGAGGAAGCCATACGAGAAGGCGCTTTTCACCCGGCAGATGCGGCGGTACGCAATGCGCTTTGGTGCTGTGCCTGTGCCGGACGACGTTATGTGGGAGATCCAAGCATGGCACATCTAGGCGTCCCCACCGAGCACCAAGAGCAGGTTGCGTTCGTCCAATGGTTCCGCCTGCAATACCCGCGCGTGCGCATTTTCGCAATCCCAAACGGCGGATTGAGAGGGAAGATTACTGCGGTTAAGATGAAGGCTGAGGGCGTAAGTCCCGGCGTTCCTGATTTGTACATCCCGGCATGGAGGCTGTGGATCGAAATGAAGCGGAGGAAGAACGCCAAGCTGAGCGAGGACCAAGTAAGCTGGATCGACTACTTGCGCGAAGAGGTGGGAGACTCTGTGATGGTAGCTTATGGCGCAGACGAAGCAATCAGTTTCGTCAAGAAACTACCACGCATCACGATCAGAGAAACTTGAAAAAGCTGTTGACTGTATAGTTATACGCGCATACAATGCGCAGCATGTTGATTTAGAGCAAATACCATGAACCTACCGAAACGCCGAGCGCAGGTGCTGGCCTACATCAAGTCCAGAAAGATCCCGCCAACCCGCAGAGAGATAGCCGATCATTTCGGCTGGAGATCACCGAACTCTGCGCAGGTTCACATAGCCGGGCTGGTAAGATCGGGGCATATCAAGGTGATTCCGTGTTCGGCTAGGGGGATTGTTGTTATTTGATCAAGGTGAGTTCGATTCTCACTCGCTGGCCGAGGTCGTGGTGAGAGGCGGCGGACTGCTGCTGAGAGCGATAGATCCCAAGTAGGCGATCCGCAGTAGGCACAGTCTAGCCGCCGGCCAAAAGATTGTTGTAACGAGTTAGCAAGGGCAGGAAGAGGGGAACTAGAAGATGAGCAGACAACAGATAATCCAAGCCATAATTGTTCCTCCGAGAGAGGCTATAATGCTGTCGGGTTTTCTCTCATTATACCCAGCTACTCCTAACGCCTTTTTCAACTCAACCAATAAGCCTATGCTGATCAAAATCAGCCTCGGACGATACGGGTATACCATACGAGCAACGACTCGGTTCAAAGGATGCGGGAGGAAGACATGACGGTGATCAGAACGATGGAAGAGTTAGGAAGGGCGTTGGATAAGGGAGAGGAGATGGAGCGAGTGAATTTTGTTAAAGGTGGGTGGGAAACGATATGCAGCATCATGGTTACCATTCCAGAGCTGCGGGAAATGGTAAGACGCGGACAAGTGCGGACGAAACAACAGCCTCAGACGCTCAGAATTGTCGTAGAGCGCGAAAGGGGGAGTGATAGAGTTGTACGCGCTTGGCCGATTGTTGATAAAATCAAAGTGGAATCGTTTCCGCTGGATCCCATATGGAACGGTTGCTACCAGGAACAGTACACCATCATCCTGAACGAGCCTCGCCATGAATGACAAGCCGGTACGTGACACGATAGAGCCAAGCAGCATCGGCGATGACACCGAACTGCCACAACCAGAGCTTATCCCAGCGCCTGATCCATGCCAAGGCATACCAGCAGAGTTCCATGACATCGTGCGGACCTACGGACGGGATATGTTCGCGCTGGTAGTGAACATGCGGGCGGCAAATGAGCTGGCTAATCTGGTCGGAGCAATCCTGAACAAGCATGCCAGCCGCCATGGGCTGAGCGCTATTGCAAGCATTGGCAACGTCCTGAACCTGATCAGCACCGATTATGCCCTTAGCCGCGAGTGGACGAACGAAGTCTTGATGGAGTGCGATAAGGACATCCGCGCGGTAGTGGAGAGGAAGATCATCATTCCCGGCCAGTCGCCGCTGATACTGAAGCACTGAGGATACAACCATGATCATTCGAAACTTAGAGGAACTGGGAAGGGTGCTGGATGCAGGGGAACAGGTCTGGATTCTGAATCCCGGTGAAAAGGCTGTTGAAATAACCCTACAGAACACTTTTAGCAGCTACTATCTCGTAGCGTGTATTCGTCGAGGTGAGGTTTGTACGGGGCCAGTTATTACCTTTCGTCCTGAAGGGTGGATATGGGTTAATGAGAAAGTACCATGGTGGGCCAGAACTAAGGAAATGGACGCCATGGCCCCACTGGAGCGGGTAATTGAGAATTTAGCGGTAGAAATCTCTAGGATGAAGAACGATATTGCCGCCGTCAACATGGATGTGCTGAGTATTAAGCGAATGATGGTTGAAGCGAATGAGAAACCATGAAGATAGCCAAGCGCGTCAAGTTGCGAGCTGACAGGAAACTCAAGAAGACACCGGAGTACGAATTTAGACCTGTGCGATTCATCAATGGCAAACCTTGGAGTGGCCGCGGCATAAGTTATATAGCGCCGAACACTGACGCAATCTTTATAGGAGAACCAATAAAGTTGAGAGAAAGAAATGATTCACTGGACACCTGAAGGATGCGACTAATCATCCTTTTCCTGCTCCTGTCCGCCTGCGATAGAATCGAGGAAGCGACGACTACCGTGGACGAAGGGCAGGACTACGAGCCGTCCCAAATCATGGACATCCACGCGGAGAAGGTTCCACGTGGAGCGCTGATCTCACTCTGCGGAGGCCACCTCGACGCTACCGCTTGCGTCTTCACAGATCGAGATCCAATCGTGATATTCTGGAGCGACCAACCGGAGCCATTTCCAGGAACGTCAGGGTCAGGCAAGAGGCACTTAGCGCACGAGTTCGACCACCTGGCCTTCGGGCCGAAGCATGAGTAGCTACTTGATTGATCCTTGTACCCGCTCATACGTCCGTAGCGCGCCCAGCCCTAGCATACCCAGCAGAATCGGCATCAAGTCGGCCACTCCGACCTCTGGCAGGACCGGAGGGTTGTCCATCACCAGAACCACAATGAACTGCAGGAACGGGTACAGCACATAGGTATAGCCCAGGGCCAGGACACACACCCAGCCTGTTGCCGGCCGCCACCCGCCCTTGAACCATCCTTCGCTAGCCGCCTCGATCTTGTTGACCTCGATCTGGCCGAGTAGGAGCTGGAATTCCTGACTCCCAGCAACTGCTGCCAACTCTTCCTGCGCTTTCGCCCGCGCATCCTTATCCGGGATGACTTTATCCAAAATCTTGCCAATAGTAGCAATAATCGGCGATGCAATCAGTGATGCCAAACCAGTCATATTCTCACCCTAGCCCTTATCCAGCCGTAAAACCACTTCAGATCCTTCGCTCTAGTCTCGGTAAGCCCGACGTAGAAGGCGCACTGCAAGCCGTTTAGGACTCTCAGGAGCACCTCTTCATCCTCATTGCCTGCACGCGCTACCAGAAACGCCTGCAGCCGGTACAGCGTCTCGTTGCCAATCCGGCCATCTACCACTAAGGGTTCGTAGATATCGCCCCTGAGCGCGTTCAGGCTGCGCTGCAGGAACATGATCGCCCTGTTTGGTCCGCAGTTGACAGCTGTATCAACTAGCTCATCGCGCACCCGCTCAGATAGAACGCCAACATGATCGGCATCGACTGAGTCCCAAAACTTCTCCCCGAATATCCGTTCGGCAAAGGCTCGCGGTAGCACCCGCATGTCCCCTGTGTACCCAGTCGCCCGCGCTTCCTTCTCGGTTACGCCCCACTTGGTGGCCCCACCGGAGTCCGCCGGGTCGTTGGTGTATTCAGAGCCCTCACGGTCGATGATCGCATTGATGATCTGAGTCTTGGTCATCACCCGACCACCCAATGGCTCGCTCATCGATTCCCCCTCGAATCAATCCGGATCAGGATCTTCTGCTGCTCATAGAGTTGCGCTTGTATCAGTTTGTTGTCTGCGCTAGATCCCCTTTGCCAATCCTTGATCTCCTCAACGCTCTGCTCTAACAAGGCAATCTTGATGGAATTGGCATCCACAATCGTCCTCACCGGAGCTACAGCATCCCGCGCAGATGTATCGGAAATGGTGACAACATAAAACACCATGGCACCAAAGATTATCGATAACGCCACTTTGGTGGTGGGTCCAATTAGTTCTCTTGAAAGAGTCATGGTTCATGCTCCATTGAGCAGGTCGAAATTTGGACTAACATAACCAGCAATTGCACACCCAGCCACACCAACCCCAGCAATGGCCGTTCGAGCATTGAAGCTGCTCATGTAGATGAACGTGTCAGCCGGCGGCTGAGTCCAGGGCGGCGTCTGGTTGTCGGGTACGCCACGAACAAATTCCTGTGGATGTCTCGGTTCCCAGTGATCGGGACAGACGTAATATCCCTTCCAGTGGCGCTTCAGGGTACTTGCCTTGAACTTCCGCCCGCACTCCGCGCAGGAAGCGTTATAGTCGCCTTCGGCATAGTAATCTGCTTTGCCCATCTCAATCGCCCTCGTCGCCTTCTGCGCGAATGACTCCAGCCGCTATCAGAGCACCTTCAAGCCTCTTGGCTATTTGTCGCTGTTTATGTGGATCTTTTACTCGGCTCAACATATCTATCGTGAGCTGATTATCCCTGGCTACCGTTTCCATGAATTCAGTTGATTTGGACCACGGCACCTTAGACAACACATTCTCTGCTGTTCTTTTACCGAAACTCGCCATCATAATGCTGCCGCCACTTCCGATGCCAAGCAACCTGCTGAGAATACCTCCGGCCTTAACTCCCAGGATCTTTACCGGGAGCGATAGGAATTCTTCAGCAATCGGAGTCGCGCTGTCCGGGATATCTGTTTTTGATACGGCTATTTTGGCAAGGTTGTCCTCAATCTCAGCGGACCGTTTCAGCAACATCTGCATGTTCTTAGCCGTCTGCTTGTCCATTATCCCGTTCTTGAGCATCATGGACATTGGCGCTTTATTACCACCGTCGAACAGAACGTGCTTCAAGCCGGAGAATGTGGTTACTCCCTTGGTGGCTGCTTGATAGGTTGCTGTTCGCAGGCCATCTACCGCATCCTCCGCTTTTGCAAGTTCGGACAACTTCGCATAGTCCGCTATACCTGTCTTGGTATTGGACAACACCTTCCCAACAGCACCTACAGGATCTTCAGGACTGCCGAGGATCTTGCCGACGACCGATTGCTCGAATGCCTTAACCTTGTCGCGTGATTCGGCTTTAACCATCCTCAGCCTCTCTGTAGCCGAAGCAGCGTTTTTCATCTGATCGCGCAAGACAGGGAACCTATCCAGAAGCTCTGCGTTCTTCTGCATGAACGCCTCTAGCGCCGGACCCTTGACGGTTCCATCCTGTCTGACGAGTTTGGCCGCAGCCATTCGCAAGAAGGTATCCTGATTCTGCGTAACGTCCTTGACGAAAGTCGATATCTCGTTGTTGTACTTGGCTATCTGCTTATCAGCCAACATGGCAGCACGGGTAAGCTGCTGGAAGTTCACATCTGCTTGAACACCACCAGCACCGAGGGCTTTCTTCAGCACCGTTCCTTGTGCCATGGTTGGGCCTTTCTTGGTTTCCGTGAACATCTTGCCCACGAAGCCCTTGTCGAATTCATTGTAGAAAGCCTTACTGAAGTCATTGGCCTCTCTGAACCCAGGAACATCCTGCATGATCTTCGTGATGCTGGCCGCTAGAATGTCCATATTGCGAGCATCGGACCGTTTCTCTTGCCGACGCAAATCACTCGCCTTCTCCATTAAATCAGAGCGTGCAACCTTCAACTCTTGTGCGGTTGCCGTTGGTGTCAATCCTTTGGATGGGATAAGCGCAGGATTGGTAACAAATGCAGCATAGGACGGTGCAGGTGCTATCTCTGGTGTTATGAAGCGCCTAAGCGTATTCTCAGCGAACAGAGCTTCCTCTTCTCTCATGCCCTTCCTTACCAGATCCAAGGCAGGACCAATGGATGATGTATCCAAGGTGTCATTGCGCATCTGCTTCCACAGATCACCCATGATCACTTTCAACTTGGCCTTGGCATTCTCGACCCCGGTAAATTCGGCCTTCGATACCGCTGATTCCACATTCTTCCCACCGATCGCTCCAGACGCCATTGCGGCCTTCTTCTGCTCCACCCTGATCGTGTTCTGGATATCCGCTTCAAATGCGTTCTTGCGCAACGTGGCCGCCACAATAAGAGCTTCAGGACGCCCATCCTTAGTAAGAGCATCAATGGACTTGCGCATCTTGCCCATGGCGTCACTTACGACCTGCTCATTAGCGTCGATGAATCTCCCACCGACCTTGGGCTGTTTCTCTACGAAGTTCTGAACTATGGTTAGCGCCTTGCTCCCCGCTTGTGCAGCAGGAGTAATTTTCGCACCACCAGGGTTCGGCACCTGTAGAGCTTTGATGATGATCTCAGGGTTCTCTCCTGTGGCCTCGATGACATCTGCATATATCTTGGCAACACGACCGGACTGATCGCCTTTGAGTAACCCCATTACCCAGTCCTTGGCTGCTACTATCGGAGTGGCAAGCAAGCGATCAGCCAAGACTGTCGGATGAAGGAGAGAACCAGCTACCGTTCCGGCAAGACCAATGGACTCGTCTCCGGGAGAGCTAATCTCTGCCGCTGCCGCACCATAACCAGCTCCGATAGAAGCCGATGTCCCGTGTATAAGCGATTTCACAGGAGCTTCTGTATAGGTCTTTCGCAGATCATTAGCAATGCGTCCAATTGTCCCTGTGGTGGACTTTATGGCAGCAGGTGCGAACTTTGCCAGAAGGCTGGGTGCTGCCGCCTCGAATCCAATGCCCATGAGAGCAACATCGGCGGCCTTCTTCATTATCTGCGCGGACCGGGTTCTATCCTTCTCCTCGTCATCACTGCGAAGCCCGAGTTTCACCTGTGCCGATTTCAGTCCAGACGGCCCAATTGCCGAATGCTTGAACACGCTCCCAGGTTCTCCAACATTTGGCAGATCCCAAGCAGACAGACCTAGATTCGCCAAGCCTTCCCCTATCGCCCCAGGTATACCCACAATGTCATTGAAGCCGTCATAGAATGAATCAATGAACGCCTGCACCATCCCGGACTTCTCTTCTTGCGGGCCTACCAAGCGCGCAAGGTGGGGAGCCACGAGCTTATGCACCTCTTCTTCTGACAGGCCATCAGGGACTTCATACCCCACCGTTGAGCCATCAGGTAATTTGTACTTTGCAGTGGCCATTACTTCATGTTCCCCAGGAATTTAACGCCCTCTGGAAGAAGCGGCGATTGCTCCTTTGGATTCGCTAACAAAGCGTCCAGAGTATCGATCAGGCTCTGCTGATCCAATCCTTCCTTCACCAACTTAGCCTTGTCACCCTTGGTAAGCCCGGACCTATCCAATTCGATTTTGGTATCTTCCAGGGTGTTTGCAATCTCATCCCTCAAAGCTGTTATCTGTGAGATAGATCCAGTATCAGACATGAAAGCACCATGAAGCTTGGTGATTTCTTCTATCTTCTCATCACTGAGCTTCGATGTCCGATACCTCACCGAACTCCGCAAGACCTGGAATGCTGTGTTTTCGATGTTCTTCATCGTAGCCTGCGATTCCATATTCTCTGTATTGTCAACGAAGACATTACCGGCTGGCCCTCTTTCAAACCACCCAGACAGCCCCATCAATATGCCGCTACTTCGCGTTACGACACCCTCAAGCTCCTTAGCCCTCTTGAGCTTCTTCTCCTCATCCTTTTTGGCAAGCAGCGCATCAAGTACGTTTGACGTTCCCTCGCCCTCCATCTTCTTCATGGTGTCATAGTCGAGCTTGGCTTTATCTAGTTCGACCTTGGCCTTCTCGGTGTTGACCTTTGCCAGCGCCGTGTTTTGCACCTTGTTAGCATTTTCGAGGGTAGCACTTGCCTGAAGTCTTCGTTCCTCGGTTCTCTGTTTGGACCCTTGAGCCTCATCAACGATAGTCTGCATAACCCAATATGCATCCTTGAATGGCATCGTGAATACTTCAGGAGGGAGTAAACCCTTGGCTTGTGGATCGAGTGCAATCTGAGCTAAAGCCTGTGGGCTCTGCATGGCAGCAGCAGCGATATTCCCGATCATGGTATTGCGCTTTTCCTGTACATCTATTTTGGCAGCATCCGCCTTGGCTGACTTCTCGCTAAGCTCTGCCGTCTTCGTGGCCATGTCCACCGCTTCGGTATACGCTTTCATATATACGCGAGGTGGCGCACCTTGAGCCTTCATGATATCGGCCATTTCCATAAACGGATTGGATGCTTCCGAAGGCTTGGCATCCAGCTTCTGACGGTTCTCCTGCATAACCGCAACAGCCTTCTTCCCCCACTCGATATCCTCTAGCGTCATGGCGGCTGCTACTTCGCGTTGGGCAGACATGGAATTGGCTTCTTTTATCTGCGCGAGTGAC